GGGCTCGGCAGAGTCGAGATAGAGCGCTGCCGGGTAACTACTCGTCAGGTTTTTCATCCAGATCCCGGCTTCGTACTCTGATTGATCGAGGATCGTTACCTCCCACTCCAGCCCCGGCGCGGTGTCCTCAACCGTCAATAAGGCGAGTTCCAGGCGCACCGGTGGCTCGCGGGGAATGTCTGAGGGCGGCACGGTCACGCCCCACGTGTACGACGCACGGCCTGGCACGAGCACCAACGGGATCTTGGGGCGGTGAAAAACTAACAGTTTCTCTGTTCCCCAACTATCGAGAAGCGTATTTAATGCTTCCAGGGCGCTCTGTGCCATATCCGCCGATAACGGGGCTTCGGCTGCAGCCACGCCCAGCAGCCGCAGCGCCGTGGTGCCGATGGTCCTGGCACTGATCGCTGGCATAGGCTAACTCTCCTGCCGATACTGCGCTGGCGTACAGGTGGCCTGCTGTGCCCGCATCAGCGCGGTCTGCCGCTCTATTTCGGCCATCTGCTGGCGCAGGATAAAGGGCATCTCCGGCTTCTGGGCGTATGTGTCCCACAGCGCCTCATCCCAGGGCGCCTGCGGGCCGTGACGGACCGCCTCTACTGGCGCCATCTGAGAGGCAAGCGTGCTCAGATAGCCCTGGAGTCCAAAGAGTTCGGCCACCGAGGCCCGACCCATAATGTACGTCAGCGTCGCCGTGATACTGCCCTGCAATGCCGCAATCGTGTCAATGTTCGGATCGTTCTGGTCAAGCATCCGTTCGTTTGACATACGCCTCCTACCGCACGGTGCTGAGCGTGCCATCGACCGAGGCCCCAGGCAGCAACGTCTGCACCGGGACGTAGAGCCCCAGCACGCCACTCTGTGCAATCATCGGGATCGACCCCGGCAGCACGAACGGCTCACCCGCCACCACGTTCACGAGGTCGCTTACGTAGAGCACATTGTCGGCGGGATCGCCCAGCACCGTGTCCGGCTTACAGAGCATCATCGCCACTTCTAAGGGGCTCGGGCACCCGGCCACGGTGAGCGTGCACTGGCTGGCGATGAGGGTGGTATCGGCTTTCATGGCCAGGAGCGGGATAAAGAGGGGGGCAAGCGGGCCGCCCTCCATCACAACGTGAATGCGGTGGGTCTGATGTTCGGCCATACGGGGCTTCTCCTTCTAGCGGTGGCTCCGCCGTGCATGGGGTTCGTCGTCCTCTGGTGCTGTCGCTGCAGTGGCTTTCTGGGCGGCCTCTTGCGCGGCTTGCGGCGTGGGAAACCATTTCCCCTCAGCGGCAGCTAACTCTTCCTTGCTGTTAAAGCACCGTCCGCCGTAGTCGGGCTCGGTCGGGCCACCAGCGGGAAAGTACCAGCTGGGGAACGTGGCGGCATCAGCCATGACAGGCTCCTCTATGGTTTGTATAAGCGTGGTCGGGGCGTTCACCGCCATATGACTTGTTAGGATTGTATTTGCCATGCGCTAGTCCTCTGGTACGTGCTTCCAAGTCTTGTACGCGGTGATATTTTGGACGGTCGCAAATGGTAGCGCAAACTGTTTGGCAATCGTGCGGATAGGCATACCAGATGCGTACAGCTTCCGCATGGCAAGCACCTCATCTAGCGTACACCGATGCTTATAATGTCTCTCCCCATGATTACCATTTAAGCCGGAAGTAACCGCGTGTCGTGAGTTTTGTACTGGTGTACACCAGGCAAGATTCTCTACACGGTTATCATGCTTATTTCCATTGAGATGATTGACTTGATACCCTTCCGGCCTTGGGCCTACAAAGGCTTCCATCACGAGGCTGTGCACCGTATGAACTTCTTTACGCTCCTTGTCCATCAAGACAGCCAGACCGTAGCGCTTTGGATTGCGTGGGAGAGTTGACAGTATCCGTTCTGGTACACGATACCGCATAGGCAAGGCTTTCCCCCATCGATGCCGCACACGAAGCCTTAACCGCTCCAAACTCCGCACACGTCCAAAATTGCTCACGGCATAGAGCCCTTCCCATCCTGCAATGGGCTTCCAAACTTCCGTCTCAGTTGTGGGGAAAAGTTCGCACTGCGTCTCAGTGGTATACTCAGGGGTAGCCATAACGATTCCTTCCACGAATCGGGATGGTCAGCCCTCTGCTCCCTGGTGACTCAGGGACAGGGGGCGTTTTATTGGCAGATACCTAATTATACCACGACGCCAATCTATTACACCGCCGAAACAACTCTACACGCAAATTGAGGTCTACTTACAACTATTCCAAATGCTTCGTCACAGCGACTTGCGTGGGTATCACTGGCGATATCACTCGCTTTCCAGGTTCTGAGTGCTACCCCCGTATCCGCCGACACCGCATAGGCACTCTGCCCACTGAATGGCTCCTGCAAGCGGCACATGGCCATAGCCCATGCTTCTTTCTGGTGCACAATGTTCTGATAGTAGGCCGTATTTGCCGTCATCATGAAGGTCAGTGGCGCGGCGGCAGTAGGCAGGACGCTCACGGTCTGGCGCGGATTGGCGGGTGACGATGGCCCAATAATGGGCGGGTAAATGGGGATCGTGGCCGTCCCATCTGCGGCGCTCGATACGTCAGCGGTCGCCGTGAACTGACGCGGCTTGCCCGTGGTCGCCAGAGACACCGGATTGACGCCGTTGACGTTGGCAATCGTGAAAATATCGCCCTTTTTCACGCGAGAAGCCGCTGCGGCCGTGAAGCCAGAGACCGTAATACTGTTGCCGCTGAGTATCGTCGTCTGGTACAGCGGCGCCCCACCGAGAGGACCTGCTGTATGTATCGAGACGTTTTGATCATAGAACCAGTCCAAACCACCCGATGTCCCCATGACGCCGCGCTCATACTGCCGCTTAATCTCTTCGCTGGACTGAAACAACCCTTTCAGCTCATTCACGACCTCAACTTGTTCCCACTGGTTGAGGATCGCCCGCCAGGTTCCATCCTGGGGCGTGCCGTTATCGGCCAGTTTGGCGCCCGCCTGCAGGTAGCTCTTCCACTTGTCCGTGGTCCCGGACAGCACGGCATTGGGCACCGCGTAGTAGAGGGAGAGGGCGTAGGCATCCACTTTGTTCGCCAGGACAATGCCCGACGGCCGGCCAATCCGCTCGCGCCACATATCGAGTGACAGGCTCATCTCAAAGCTCGTGAAGGACAAATCGACGTGTTCTTGCTGGTCAATCGTGAGCGGCACCGAGGTTTCGATGTAATCCTGAATAGTCCCCATGGCCGCGCCGCTCGTGGTCCTCAGTTGGGCAGGCAGGCGAATATTCAGCGTTGGGCCTATTTTGGACCCGGGAACGGCAAATTCTGAACTGTACTCCCGCAGAATCCCTTTCGTAAAGACCTGGTTATTCTCCATGCATGTAAGCGTCTCTTTTGTCACCATCCCCAGAGTGAGCAGGGTATTCGTCGGCATAGAACTCTCTCCACTATAATGCTATGCGTGATCAGTTGTCGCACGGTGGAGAGAACCTGTGCGGGCCATGGTGCGCTGTGGAGAGGACAGCGCGGCGTGTAGACTATCGTTCCTTCCATGCTGGCAGCGTCGATGTCCTTTTTCTCCAGGCTTTGTATTCATCCATCGACATATCGTCCCTATACGTGCCCGTCGGTGCCCCGCCCCCGGCGCCGGAGAGCGGCGTTTCGGGTGCGTGCAGCGCCTGCCCTGGACGACGATCCAGGGTCGACGTCGGGGCTGTCGTGCCGTTCGTGGATCCCACCGCTGGGGTAGGAGCTGGCGTCTGGGGCGCAGCGGGTGAGAGCCGGCCCAGCTCAACCAGCACCAGCGGTGGGGGGAGACTATTGAGCCGTTGTACCAGGTCCGGCTGCTGTGCCAGCGTGTACGCCACCGCCGGGCCGTCCGGTACGAGCATCAGGGCCTGCTTGAGGACCGGCGACACTTTCCCTTCCAGGCCCCCACGCACGACGCTATCGAAGTCAGGATGCGCCTGCTTAAATTGGGCTTCACGGCTCATCAGGTCCTGCTGGAAGCGCATCTGTTGGTCACGCTGCCGTTCCTGTGCCATGCGCTGGTCCGTCGCATAGGTGGCCGCCGCATGCACGAAGTCTTCGTGGCTGGCATACTG